CGCATATGTCGATGGGACGATTATATCGTCACCATAGACATAAATCCCACGCGAAACCTTAAAACAGTTTCGATGGGACACAGGGAGTTTTGCTGCCTCGAGACAAGCCACTACACATATAGTGTAGAAATACATGGCTTCCACGGGAAAGCAAAGAGCACTACCCATAGAGGCAAATTTGAACAACGGATCTATAATAGTTCCGTTAGGCAATTTTGCTCTAGTCGAACGACATGCGTCAACTGCACCCTGCAATGCAGGATTACAGCGAAACATTTCAAGCGCTAGATCACGCGGAACGCGATCACTTGCGTCTGAAAGGTCAATCGTTGCGAATCGACCAGTCTTCGATGCGATTAACGCCAAGCTCTGATTAATCGATTGATCACTGAAATTAATGTGACCTTTCGAAAATTTAGAGGCCTCCAAGACAGAGTATAACTTGTCTCTGAGGCTCTGTTGCGCATACTGCATGCAAACAGGCTCTATCGCGATAATCCGGGGACTCTTCAAAGTTTTCGGAACGGCAACAACCTTAACCGGTTGTTCCTGTTCTGGCTTAACGATCGTTACTAATTTGAGCTCCTCAGCATCTAAAGGCATACCCAATGGGTATGCACTATCGATCAGAGGGAAGTAAGGCTCAAGGCGATCGTGCCAATTACGCCAAAGATATTTCTGGTTTCCAGTAATACCTTCAGCAGTAGCTCCGGGTCCGTGCCGGGGAAGACATTCAAGCGGATTAATATCCACAAGAGCGCCATCCCACAGTACAGAAGAGACAGATAAGAATTTCTGTGCATCTTCGCTCGGAACTGAAAACATTTGAAGAGATCGCTCGATCTCAACAAATGAGGAGAATGCGGCTGCCGTCCTTTCGGGCGTGCAGTCAACCTCGAACTTCTTGAAGGCCAGGCATATCTGTCTGATACCTTCAACGAGTGTAGGGGAATCCTCTTCATCGTTAATTAACCTCCCTGTCTCACGGTCAAAGAGTAGACCGAGCATACCTTGCAGAAATGCAGGGATTGCTCCTCTCTTCCGAAAATTTCGGAAGAGAGATGGGTCAATACCACCTTTAGATAGAGCTTGTTCAAAGTCTCTACAAAATAGTGGTAGGGTTATCGTCAAAAACGATAATCCCTCTTCTAAGACCCGTGACTTAATAGTATCTAAGTCACGTAAATCGGAGACATCAGCGATGCACTTGGCACACGCATCTATATAGATGCTATGTACCAACTTCAGAGAGTCACTTACGTTGCTTTTCATGGTACCTTCCTAATTAGAAGGATTCCATCAAGCCTCGTACTTCTTCCTGTTGGAGGGGCGCGCCGGAATTGAACCGGCGGTTGACGTAATATACGGCAACCTACCATACGCCCCAACACCGCTGACATCGTTATGATGCCAGCAGATCACTAGCACCAATGGTAAACGTCGGGGATCGATTTGGCAAGAGTTTAACTCTCTTGACCAAAAAGCTTACCGACGACCGTTGCGTCTTCCCAGGCTGAAAAGCCTGCTACGAGCTGGGCCAGTTGCGTTGAAGTAAACCCGAAATCGGGTCTATCCAACACACGCTGATCCACAATAGTATCATAATCATTGGTTGAATCCAATGGATTAGTAACTATTGCCTTCTGGGTGAAACGGGCCAAAGAACGAACTCGTCCTTTGGAAGCCGTATGGGAAATGAACAATGTCCATAACCCATCCGCGGTGGCATAAGTCGAACTCACGGTATTACCTTGAGACGACGTGCCAATTCGCGGCATCGCCTTTGCAGAGCCGTTGACAGTGATAGTGATC